GAAGAATTGGATGTAGTATTAGCACTCTGTAAATATTGAACGTAAATTAAGTCGTTGTCACCGCCTGCAGCAGGCACAGCCTTTTTAACGTAAAATAAATCTTGTGAATTACGGCTCCTAGCATACTTTCCTTCAAAACTAGAGACGTCGATAGCGACACCGCCATACGTCGACTTTAATCTAAAAACACCTACTTGGTCGAGTACCTCCGATGAACCACTAACCTGCGAACCATCTTTAAAAATATGATTACCAAAACGATGAATTTGGTTTTGTAAGATTGTCTGCTGTTGTGTTAGCTCTCTAGCCTGTACGGCAAATCCAGGACGATACAAAATACGATGAAAGTTTTTAGTTTCATCGTAATCATCGTAGTATGGATCTACGTTGAAGTTAGTTACTAGGTTGTTGTTAGCAGTCATATCTGTTTCTCTTTATCAAAACTTAACAGTGATTGTAAAGTTTTCTGTTTGAGCTGAATCTCTTTCTATTGGTCTTTGTGTTACCGTATAAAGCATCTGACCGCTGTACGGAACCAAATCAGGTTTAGTAATTTGATCTATAACAGCGGTTACTCCGGATGAATTTGCGGTAATTGTTTCCGCGTTTGCAAAAAATCCTTCTGGATAGCTCAAATGAAGTACACCTTTTGTACGAGACGAGTTGGTGTTAGCAAAATACACAACCCGCCCAGCTGAACCAGATGTACCCCCTTTAACAAATTCATCTTGTGTAAAGTCTCCAGTTATTGAATTCAATGACAAACGAAAAGTTTGATCATACCTATCACCACTAGCGACAGCACCTGTTGATCTTAATGTTGGGTCCTTTACTATACCATAAATTCTAAATTGATTGTTAGCAGCGAAATACCCACCTTCGTTACCAGTTACCTGTACATTCATTGTTACATTACGAGCAAATAGCTCATTTTCAGGATCGGCGCCGTGGCCACCAACTCCGGGTAAGTATGTAACAGCCGTTGCACCAGATCCAAAGGAAGGATTTGCAGTAATATTAACTCGGGCTCTAGAGTAACTGCTACCCTCATTGATAGGCGTAATTTTAGCTACGGATCCAGATTGCACGTTGGCATACGCTAACGCACCGGTGCCATCTCCAATAATATTTATCCGTGGTCCAATATGGTAAGTACTAGAGGTATTGGGTGATACTGTAAATGCATTGTTGACCGTAACTAGTTTTGTCGAAGCATTGTACCCCGTAATAACTCTAATCTGTCCAGAACCAAGACCGTTTGAGATGAAAATAGTTGAACCATTATAAACATTGTCTGACTCAACAGCAGTATTTGCAATAGTTAGTTGAGTTGTACTAGTGACACCTGCAAAAGTGCCCTTGTTTTCAAGGTATCCGCTACCACCAGATGTAACTTCATAAATGGGTACTGAACCATTTGCGGCGGCTTGCTGTACTGTCCACTGAGCGCTACCATCGTTAGTTGTTAAAGTTTTGACTGGTATGTGGTTTAAGCCACCATATCTATTCATATCGGCAGCACTTATGTCGTACATAAACTTCCACTTGTACCCATCAGCAGTAGTAATTACTGATGTAGATTTACCAGTTGGCATTACGGTACTTAATGAATTTGATGAATTAAACAGACACTTGTATACTTCGTTGTTACTAGTTATAACATAGAAGTTACTTGTAGAAAGATCACCATTAGTATCGCTATACTGAGTGTATAATGTATTAGCAGCCCACGAGTACTTAGTAGCAGACATGGTAACACTATTATTAGATATCTTTTTTACAGCAGTCATTCCTCTCCAAATACCCCTCTCAGCATACTGAGTATCTGAAAAGGCAGGAGGGTTATAATCATCACCCCAAGGATCTATTCTAGAATAAAATAGATAATGTTGTGAAGGATCGGATTCAGCAAACGACTCTTTAAACTGCTGCGCAGCATGTACGTTAAAATTCTTTTTTACTAATATCGCCATCGTTAAATGTTACCATCGTAGATGTATCTGAATACACCGTTCGACATATTGCCGCCGGTAAACTCAGTGTTAATTGTGAACGTAGTGTTACTGAATACAGTATTAACTATATATGTCGTGTTGCCAGATGTACCTGGTACTATATCTTGAATTTCAATTTGTGATCCACCTTTAACTATAGTAGAGAAGATAGCAGAACCATCACCCTGTACAACAAATGGCGTACCTATAATAACTGGATCATCTAGATGTTGTGTAATAGGTTTACCAAGATAGGTCGTGATAGTATTATTGTTAGATACGTAAATATAACCGTTAGCAAGTAAGTATACGTCATCTGCAGGTTCTCCAACTACTAATGTAGACTCTATTGAAGTAGTGAACAGATCCCTAGACAATATGTTGTCAATAGATACGTTGGCTGTTGGCACTATCGGTGGCAACGACATGTCCCTACTCAAGACGTTATCTGTAGAGAACGCCTCAGTACTTACTATGCTAGCTGCAACCATGCTCATGTTAACTATTGGATTAGGTACTGCAGCTGTACTGGTAATGGATGGTAAATTAAATACTCGACTTACAACATAATCAGTACCAAATGACAATGTTGAATCTATACTTGGTACACCATCCTTGCCACCAATCAAATCTGTCGACACGTTAGTCTCGACATCCAATCCAGTCAAGTCAACGGTGTCATAAAGATCAATTTGTCCAAACAATTTGTTGCCGGCTGGATGAATGACATCATTTACAATTTTCTTATAAGTTCTAAAAGCTATCTCTGATCTTAAAACGTAACTAAACTCCTGATAATAATAATTGTCTTGAAGTCTTTGATCCCAACTTAAAAATCCCTTAGTTCCTTTATAGCTGCCTAGTTCGTTGATAACGCCAGATACGACTGGGGTACCTGTTGCGTCAGATGCGGTACGAGTTTGATTTGATACAGTAACGCTATCAATTGTGTTATAAAGTTGCCCACCCTGAGTGACAGACAAAGCTGTTATTGATCCTGCTATGTACGATGGTGTAATTACAGCATTGCGCCCTTTAATGCCTCCAGCACCATCCGAAAGTTCAAGTGGTGATATTGCGTTGTCGACTGCGACAACATTTGGTATCGAATTAAGTTGATAGTTGCCTGTAGTGACAGATATAGCACTTATTTTACCTGCTTGTAAAGATATTGTACCAAGCGCTGAACCTAACGACGTCGATGAATTAGATGAAGCAAGATTAGAACTGATGACACCAGAGTTCGAACTAAAGGTAGGCCCGTATCCAATTGGTGTGTCTGAAAGACCTTGAATGGTGTCACTATAGCCAAATATAGTTTCAGCATTTGCTATAGCAGTAACAGTTACTGCTCCAATCAGACCACCTTTTGGTGATCCTCCGGATATAGTAACAACTGTATTACCAACTGTATACCCACTACCACCATTGGTAATCTTAAAAGTTAAAACTTCGTTACTGGTAGCATCTACAACTCCAGTAGCGCCAGTACCCGATGCACTAGTTAAATTAACCAGATCGCCTGGCTGATGACCTGTACCACCTTGAGCACTCGCAGTACCAAACGTAACTTTAGATAGCGGACCAATATTGTTTACCACTACCCCGCTTTCACCACTAGTAGTTGTTACTTGCTCTAGGTCAATAAACGATCCAGATACTTCTGTCAATCTTAGCTGTTTTAATTCAACACCACCTTCAAATATGGTTAGTACTTTTAATACCTTACCGGTAGCACCAGAACTAGAACCAGTAACAATTTTACCGACAATACCATCTACGTTACCAGAGAAAGGAGCACCAAGACGTACAATAGTATCTTGAGTCCATCTTCCATCAGACGCTCTCAGAATATTTTCACTAGGTTTATACACCGATACATTCTGATCATACAGAATACGGAATAGAAGGTTATAAGCAGCAGTCGACCCTTTTGCGCGATACAAGTCTTTTATTCGTTTTGCGACTAGCTTTTTATCGGCCAAGATATTCTCAGGAAAGTCAGCCAATACTTCTCGTCTGAAGTATTCATAGAATTTGTCAAGATTAGTAGAATCGATATCACGGTTATATAAATGATTCTTACTGACTTCTGTAACTTGGCCAGTAGTCTCCATCCACTCATAGTATGCTTTTAAGAACGCAACGAGATTAGGGCCTTCTTCGAGAAGATATCCCGGAACCTGACTTTCTACTAATGTCGATATTTTATTATCGGTGGCCATTTAGTACGTCGACGATACTGATACTACCCCTGTCTCGGTAGAAACAGTGGATTGGTTAGTGGAAGACAATGATCTAGATACTGCTTCACTCTCGTCTGTAAGATTATTAATAATCGACACTTTAGAATCAGCAAGTTGACATATCTGGCTTCTTAGTGATTTAATAACCTGTTCTCTAGGCTGTGCATTAATCTTAATACCATCCCCACTATACCCTGTGAATTTTATAGCGTTAATTTTAACTGTACCCATTTCATAATCTACTACACCCGCATTCTGATCAATATACACGCGTGCATTACTTGCTATTCTGTAGATTCGCAGCTTTCCTTTTCCATCATCATCAAAGTAACAAGTAAATCCCTGATAGGTAAATGAGCTACTACTGATAGCATGCAGGTGACCACTATGTGGGTGGTATAATGCATTATTGAATTTTACTTGGTATGCTTGAGTGATCGTAGTATTAGGAATAAACCGTCTCTGCATTAATTCTGTTACAGATACGTTTACTACACTATCATCAATTGCATCGATCTTTTTAATAAATTCTGACAGATAGAAGTTACGGTTAAACACCCCAAGCTCGTTAGTGTTGAAAGAAGACATGACACTATTAACTTGATTGAGTAACGTATCAGCTGTCTTACTAGTAACATTAGGATTATAACGTACTTCTACTGTAGGAACGACATACAGATACTCAGCATCTACGAATACTGGTTCTATAGTAACGACGTTTCTATCATCTAGTAATTGTACAAGCTCATCCTTACGAGACTGAGTAAGAAGAGTATTCCCTATAGGCTTAGCCGCAATATACACTTTACCGTATACAGGGGGACTATTCTTTTCACCACCCCATACACTAATAGTCTGAAGATCAGGTGCATTGTTTAAAAGGATGTTCTTATAGTCGTTAGCAGTAACTGCTCTATTCTGAGCACTGTAGTTTCTAGGCGCATTAAATTTAATACTGTCTATAGACTGAGGATTTGCACCCCCGGATGCTCTACTAGTAGTACTAATGGTATACGAACTATTACCAGCAAGTGTAGCAGGACCATTAAATGTTCTAGCACCGTTTAAAGTAGGGCCGTTACATACGTTGTAATTAAGTTTAACAATATTACCATCCGATGGTTTTTTACCAAGTATGTTATCGCCAAACAATACTTCAAAAGCACCATCACCATTCTCTTGAAGGAAGTATACGGCCGAATTTCCATTTATAGCTGAAAGATCATTGGCTAATTTATAAACCTGTACAGCCGTGTTAGAAACGCTCTGCTGCACGGTAACTTTAAGACTAGTGGTATCACAGTTTTCGTTATTAAGTAAGTATGAAACAGGCGCTACTGTACTTACGGTATAAGACTCCTGTACAGGATCGCCTTCTCTAATAACCATGCTGTTAGTATAAGCACCTGCATCAGAACGAGTGAATGTAGTACTGTTAATAGACTGGAAGATATAAGACACCCCATCTACAGTACTAGTAAATTGAGTGTTAGCAGGAACAGTAACCGTATCAGGAGTACCAGCAGGATTAACCGTTACATTCAAAGTCGCTCTAGCACCCCTGGCACTAGTAGGAGTAAACCCAAGCATCTTAGCACGTGATACAACATTGTTTCTTAAAAGCGCTGTATCTAAGAACGATTCATTAGATGCGAAGTTAGTATAGATCGAATTATAATAGGTGTTATAAGCAAGCAGCTGAATAATAGTCTGCATACCGCTACTTTCAAAGTCATAGTCCTGAAACTCTGACTGACTAGAAAGATACGCCTGTAGATTGCCTTTGATCGTATCAAAGTTTATGTCTGTTACTATAAGTGCGTTATTAGCAGCCATTTACCTTACTCTTTCTATTGCTACTTCTAGATCGACTGGGAACCGTTCGTTGAATACCATGAACCTTATCTTAATAACTAGTGCATTGGAATCAGGCTTTACATCTACCACTACCGATTCAACCTTTGCTCTAGGCTCGTACTTGTCAATGGCCGTTTCTATACGGCTGCGTATAAGACTATCTAATAGAGGATCGTCCGTATTCTCAAATAACATCGCCCTTACATTGCCCCCATATAGAGGCTCATAAGGACGTTCACCAAAGTTAGTTAATATAAGGTTGCGGACAGCTCTCTTTACAGCATCCGCATTCTTAAGCACGGGTAGTTTACCAGTAACTGGATGCGGTGTAAAAGAAACGT